ATTTTCCAATGGGATGGACGTTCAGCAACAGCTGGCGGACAGACATTTACCAATAAGACACCACTTGTTTCTACAAACGGAATTTTCCCCGTGGCCGCAGACACAGCCGCTGGTTCATATTTGGTAATGGCGGGACAAACAGGCGACGAAGAATTTGTTGAAATCTATTATAGAAGCTTGTACGCGGCAAGTGGCGCAAACACAGGCGCTAGCTGGGTACTAGTTGGTAGCGATGACTGGGCAACGGCTCATCCAGCAGTTACAGGTACTGGTAATGCCAGCACACAAGGTGACACTTTGGTACTTAACTCAGACACCATTGTCAGCACTACTGGTAACACACTAGCAAGTCTAGTAAGTGATATTAACGACTTAGAATCAACCTTCGGTGCTCGTGTTAACGGAGCTGGCAAACTAGAGATTTTTGCCACAGACGCTCAACTAGACACTATTGCAATCAGTGGTGATTCTGCACTGTTAACTGCTATTGGTATCTCAGCTGGCACATACAAAGTGCCTAAGTTAACAATCAGCAAGCACACAGAAGTGCCACAGTACAAGACAAGCGGACAAGCTCGCCCAACAGGTTCTGTATGGATTAAAACCACTGAACCAAATGCAGGTGCAAGATGGCGTGTTAAGAAATACAACTCAGCTACCCAATTATGGGAACAACTGTCTGCACCAATCTATGCGGACGATGCGGCAGCTAACGTGGGAATTGACCCAGTTGGCGGCGGCGCAAACATTGTAGTTAACTCTGTTTATGTAGACTACGAGACTGTTGGACCGTTAGCTCAGTTTAATGTTAAACGTAGAAATACAACCAGCACATGGCTCAGAATGCCAGCTACTGGTGCAAACCAATATTACTTTATCAGCAATGATGCTCCAGTAACATTGACTGCCGATAACAAACTATGGTATAGCTCAGTTGTTGACGAGATTGACATTATGGTCAAGGGTGTATCAACTTGGCAAGGTTATGCAAATGTATATGAAGGTACAGATCCAAACGGGCCAATAGTAAGTCCAACAAGACCTAAAACACAAAGCGATGGCACTACTGCCCTAGCAGATTTTGACCTATGGGTTGATACTAGTGACTTAGAAAACTATCCTGTGCTAAAGCGTTATAATGATGCATTTAAACGTTGGGATCTAGTTGATTCAAGTGATCAAACAACTGAATCAGGTATCTTGTTTGCTGATGCACGTTGGTCAACCAGCGGTGCTAACAGTACGCCAGCTACTATTCCTGCGTTGTTAGAAAGCAATTTCTTAGATGCAGATGCACCAGATCCAGCACTATATCCACAGGGCATATTACTATGGAATACACGCCGTTCAGGATTTAACGTCAAGAAGTTTGTACAAAACTATGTTGACACGGCTGCTGATAATCCACGTCAGGCAAATCAAAGCATGTCTAACTATTATCCACATCGTTGGGTAACAGAATCTGGAAACCAAACAGACGGTTCTGGAAGTTTTGGTCGTCATGCACAGCGTAAAGTTGTTCTACAAGCTCTACAAGCTCTTGTCAACAACAACGAAGCAATCCGTGATACAGAACGTAACGGCTTTAACTTGTTAGCTACTCCAGGATATCCTGAGCTAATCGGCGAAATGATTAACTTGAATAATGATCGTGGTCTAACAGCGTTTGTTGTTGGTGATACACCAGCTAGACTAAATCCAAGCGCAACTAACTTAAACAACTGGGGTACTAACCTAGCTGGAAGTTTACAAGACGACGACATGGGTCTAGTTAGTAGAGATGAATACATGGGAGTATTTTACCCATGGGGCTTCACTAGTGACAACCTAGGACGTGATATTGCAGTTCCACCGAGTCATATGATTTTACGTATGATAGCATTGAACGACCAAGTTGCATATCCATGGTTTGCACCAGCAGGTACAAGACGTGGTGGTATTACTAACGCAACAGCAGTTGGATATGTCACAAGCGAAGGTGAGTTTAGTTCAGTAGCACTAAATGACGGACAACGTGATACATTGTATAATGTAGCTGTTAATCCAATTACATTCTTTACAGGTGCTGGCCTAGTTAACTTTGGTCAGAAAACTCGTGCAAGAGGAGCCAGTGCTTTAGATCGTATCAACGTGGCACGTTTGGTAATATTCCTACGTAACCAGTTGAGCAAACTAGCTAAACCTTACATCTTTGAACCTAACGATAAGATCACAAGAGATGAGATCAAACAACAGATCGAAAGTTTGTTGTTAGAACTAGTAGGACAACGTGCTCTATACGACTTCTTGGTTGTTTGTGACGAAAGTAACAATACACCTAACAGAATTGATCGTAGCGAGCTACATGTAGACATTGCTATTGAACCAGTAAAAGCTGTGGAGTTTATCTATATTCCAGTACGCTTGAAGAACACTGGCGAGATCGCAGGTTTAGGCAATTAATAAATAAGAATAAGGGAGACAAACAAATGTCTATTTCAACACTAAGTAAATTAACAGTACCCTTAGCAAGTGATCAATCAGCAAGCGCACAGGGCTTGTTGATGCCTAAACTGCAATATCGTTTTAGGGTTTCACTTGAGAACTTTGGCGTATCAACACCAACAACTGAGTTAACAAAACAAGTTATTGATATCACAAGACCAACATTGGATTTTGAAGATATTGAAATACACGTTTATAACTCACGTGTTCGTTTAGCAGGTAAGCACAACTGGAACGACATCACTATTAACTTACGTGATGACGTAACAGGACAAGTGCAGAGACTTGTTGGCGAACAGTTACAGAAACAATTTGACTTCTATGAGCAAAGTTCAGCGGCTTCTGGTATCGATTACAAGTTCACTACTCGTATTGAGATCCTAGACGGCGGTAATGGTGCTAACGTACCTAACGTACTAGAAACATGGGAAATCTATGGTTGTTATGTAAAGAACGCTAACTATCAAACATTAGCGTATGCCAATAACGAACCAGTTACAATCCAACTAGCTATCCGTTATGATAATGCTATCCAAAGCCCAGTAGGAACAGGCGTTGGTACAGCTATCGGACGTAGCCTAGGCACATTCGTAACCGGCGGCGCATAAAAACCGTATTCCGGGAGCTAAAAGGACACTTCGGTGTCCTTTTTTATTATCTCTCCACTTTATTCTAATCGATAAATATTGTTATGAGTATTTTAACCGGCTTTTTAGATAACCTCGGCAAAGGTCTTACTAATCCCAAAGGAAACTTGGGAGACTTTGCTCACGCGGCACGACTATACAATGACAGTGCATTTAGACTTGCCCCCAAGACTAAGTTTTTATATCATGTGGTTTTTAACCTAAACCCCAATGCACTTGCGGGCACAAACTTTAAAGAGCAACATCAAACCACTGTGGGCCTATTAGTCAAATCTCTTGACTTGCCTAAATTTAAAATGACCGTTGATGTTGCACTACAATATAATCGCAAACGTGCTATACAAACAAAGTTAGATTACGAACCTATTAGTATTACATTCCACGATGACAACTTGGGTGTTACCACAGCATTATGGAGCCTATATTATGGTTACTATTTTGTTGACTCAGCACATGGCGGAAGCGCAGGTGCTCAGGCGCAGTCAAATAAAACAAGTTTTGGATCAACTGTAAGTGCAGTTGCTAATGCTTTGATCCCAGGTGTAGATAGAATATTTGGTAGACCTGCTGATACCAACGGGTCAAGCGAATCCGGCACACCAGCAGCCTATAAAAAAACTAACACGTACCGAGATAAAACCACATATAGATACGGTTTAGACAATGATTCGTCATATCCGTTTTTTACCAGCATACAGATATTTCAGTTAAGCAAACAGCAATATCAAAGTTTTACACTGATCAATCCCATATTAACTAACTGGCAACATTCTAATTTAGACAACAGCCAAGGAGCTGAAACTGCTGAAAATAAAATGACCGTGCAATATGAAGCAGTCATATACGGCCAAGGAAAAGTCAGTACAGGAAACCCAACAGGGTTTGCACAAGACTTTTATGATAAAAGTCCAAGTCCGTTGACACTGCTCGGTGGCGGCAAAGTTGGCCTATTTGGTCAGGGTGGTATTTTAGGTGGCGCCGCAGATATCGTCGGCGGCATAGCCAGCGGATCAGCATTTAGTAGTCCAGGTGCAATATTAGGTACCCTAATCAAAGGCGCGGCAGTTATTAATAATTCTAAAAAACTAACCACTGCTGGCATACGTCAAGAAGGATTTGGCATTGTAACTGGAGCAATACAAGCAACCACTGGTGTAAATGTCAGCGGAGTTGCAAATGTGCTATTTCCAAAAACCAGCGTCAGCGGACAAAATCTTTCAGTATCTGCAACGTTAACCCAACAGACACAAGGCAATGGTCCTTTACCAAGAGAAAAAGTATTGGCATTTTTTAATGCAAGACCCGGATCATTAAATTCGCTGGCTAGAACCAGTGTGTTTGCCAAATCTATCGGCTCAGGAAATTTGACAGATATTAACACTCGATGGAACAGCCTGAGTCGATCAGCACAGCAATCATACGAAGCAACTGCATTGGATAAAGTTATTAGCGGTGCTCCAGAAGTGCAAAGTCAATATCAACTAATTAAAAAT